CGTCTGGAACACCCTCGCCGACGCGAGCGTGGTCTTCCGCCGCCCCCAGCTCGTTCTCATCGGGAGCGGGCCGGGCGTCGGTAAGAGCGCCTTCGCGCTGAACCTGGCCCTCCGGAGCCGTGTAAACGGCATCTACTTCTCCGCGGACTCGGGTCCGGGCACGCAGCTCACCCGAACCGTGTCGATCCTGACCGGCCGCCAAACCCGTGAGGTCCAGGCGGCCATGGAGAAGGGCCACACGTTCGACGACATCACGGCTAACGCCCGCCAGCTCTGGTGGGAGTTCGACGCAGGGCCAACGCTGGAGACGATCGAGGAGTCGATCGAGGCCCATGGCTATCTCGGGACCTACCCCGACATGGTCATCCTGGACAACCTCGTCAACATCGACTCCGAAGACGAGAGTGGCGCCGAGCACAAGGCGTTCGAGAACATCCTCCTGTTCGCCCTGGAGCTGGCCCGTAGCAAGTCGATGTGCGTCGCCGTGTTGTGCCACCTGACCGGCGAGTACGAGGACGGTACGACCGTTCCTCCGCTCTCTGCCCTCCGAGGCAAGGTCGGCAAGATCCCGGAACTGGTGCTCAACCTCTACCGGGAAGAGGACCCCGTCCTGGGCGAGCGCCTCGGCGTCGCCGTCGTGAAGAACCGAGACGGCATGGCCTCGGCGGCAGGACGGCTAACGGTCTCGCTGGCCATGGATCTGTCCCGCATGTCCATCCAAGACGACCCACACAACGTCCCCATCGCGGCTTAGGAGGCCCCTGTGATCGTGGAGCGAGTGAACGACGGCAAGGGAATCGGGATCGTCGCCGGGCCCGTCTCGGTGATCGTCAACGGTACTGTCTATGGCCTCGTGCTGGAGCTGCGCCCGCTGTTCGACGTGGCCCTATGGCTGAAGAAGGGATCGGTCTTCTGATGGCCCGCAAGGGCTATCGACGGTGCCAGAAGTGCGAACGCAACCGGGCCGAGAAGTTCTTCGTCGGCAATCGGGGCCGGGTCTGCTCGACGTGCCGGAAGTGGTCCCGCAGCCGGGCCTCCCACGAGGCCAGGGTTATGGACACCTACGGCCTGGGGCCGGGAGAGTACGAGACACTGTTCCAGGCCCAGCGAGGCCGGTGTGCCATCTGCGGCGGGACACGCCGCCAACGGCTCTCAGTCGATCACTGCCACAAGACGGGGATCGTCCGGGGCCTTCTGTGCCGGATGTGCAACGGGCGCCTGCTGACGTCCGCCAGGGACCGGCCAGAGGTGCTCCGGGCCGCCGCTGACTACCTGGAAGACCCGCCCGCGGTGAGGTACCTCGGAGAGCGCTACCACAAGGAGGACGGCAGACCGCCGTCCTAATTTTTTCCACCATAACAGCAGTTTGTCAGCAGTTAGGAGAGAGTGTGGCTTTCATTCGGACCAATGTCGATCTCGACACCGAGGACCTTGCCCGGTCGATCAACGAAGAACTCATGGCGCATGAGATCCGCGAGTTCGTCATGGAGATCGTCAACGGGGAGGACGACGAGGAACTCGTCCGCGACCTGATCGACGACCTCCGTGGGTGGCTGAGCGAGGTCGTGTAAACGCCATGGATCTGGACGTCGTCCCGATCCTGGAGCACTACGGCGCGGACCTCCCTACGGCTGAGCCGGGGGAGGTCTGGCGCAGCATCCAATGCCCATTCCATCCCGACTCCAGGGCCTCGGGGAGCTACTGCCAGACGGCATTCAACTGTTTCGCATGCGGAACGAAAGGCGATGCCATTGCCCTGATCATGGGAGAGGAGGACCTTGACTTCCATAGTGCCCTCGCCTTCTACGAGGAAGTTACTGGAGAAGGCATCCCGCAAGTACAACGAGGAAATCACCCCCGAAGGCGTCGAGTATCTGACGGCTCGGGGTATCACGGAAGAGGCGATCGAGGAGTTCAGACTAGGCGTCGTCGTCGACCCCGTTCCGGGCCATGAGAACTACCGGGGTTGCCTGTCGATCCCGTACCTGTCGTCCCACGGGGTCATCACCATACGGTTCCGGAAGCTGACCGGCGACGGGCCGAAGTACATGACGCTTCCGGGCGACACGACCCGGCTCTACAACGTGAAGGCGCTGGAGCGTGGTACGCGGTCCATCTGCCTGTCCGAAGGGGAGCTGGACGCGGTTGTCTCTGAGATCTGCGAAATGCCCTGTGTGGCCCTTCCAGGGGCCACGTCATGGAAGAGGATATTCCGCCGCCTGCTCGGCCAATACGAGTGGGTGTATCTGCTCCAGGACGACGATCAGGCCGGAAAGGACATGGCCACGGCGCTCTCTAAGGAGCTGCCCAACCTGCGCCCGATCGTGATGAGCGGAGGGGACGTTACTTCGTTCTTTCTGGAGCACGGCAAGGAAGAGCTACGTAGAAAGGTAATCGATTCATGAGGTACGTGCGCGACCTGGATCTTCCGCTCGAAGACGTGGCGGAGATCTTCAAGAAGCACGACTGGCTGTACGCGGTCGGCAACTGCTACGGCGTGCCGGACGCCAACGAGCTGGGGGTCCACATCTGGCGCCTGCTGGCCAGCATCGACGTGGACAAGGACTTCATCCAGTCCGGCCGCCTGGCCCTCGTCCGTGACCAGTACAACCCCTCAACGTTCCAGGTCTTCCTGAACCTCGGCTACCTGTACGCCGAGGACGAGGAGAACGACGAGGTCGACGAGGAGGCCGCTTGACCGTCAAGGGTTTCGTCACGAAGGACTCCGGCAAGCGCCAGGAGTACTCAACCGGGATGGTCCGCGACACCTCCAAGGGAAAGGCCCGGTTCGACCTGATGGTGCCCTCGGGTGTGCCGTACCAGCACCAGTTCCTCACGCGGTTCGCCGAGCTTCTGGCGCGGGGTGCCGAGAAGTACAACGACCGCAACTGGGAGAAGGCGAGAACCGACGAGGAGCTGGCCCGGTTCAAGGAATCCGCCTTCAGGCACTTCATGCAGTGGCTCTGCGGCGAGGACGACGAAGACCACGCCTCGGCGGTGGTGTTCAACCTCCTGGCCTACGAGACCACGAATTTCAAGATGGTGAGTGAATGAAGCGAGTCGTGATCATCTCTGACGTTCAGGCGCCGTACGAGAACCGGCGCATGCTGAAGAACGTCATCGACTTCATCGGCGAATGGCAGCCCGACGAGGTCTACCAGATCGGGGACCTGGCCGACTACCCGACGCCCAGCAGGTGGAACAAGAGCACCTACATGGAGTACGCCCAGCTCGTTCGGGAGCACTCGGACTACATCAAGCGGAACTTCTTCGAGCCGCTCCGGAAGGTCTACGACGGCCCTCTCGGTGTCCTGGAGGGCAACCACGACGAACGGCCGAGGGTGTACCTCACCAAGGAAGCCCCGGCGTTGGCGGAGTTCGAGGACGTCGTCCACTTCGCGACGCTTCTGGACTTCGACGGTTTCGGGGTCGAGCACACGCCGGCCTTCCACAAGGTCGGGCCGGACACCGTCCTGATACACGGGCACGAGATCAAGGGCATGTCCCAGATCGCCGGTACGAGCGCGTTCAACCATTCCAAGAAGGCCGGGGCGAACGTGGTCATGGGCCACACTCACCGGCTCGGCATTCGACGCGAGACGACCGGCAACAAGTCGACCGGCTACACCACCCGGTGGGGATTCGAGGTCGGGCACCTCATGGACATGGGCCGGGCCCAATACCTGGGTTCGGGCGGGGTCGCCAACTGGCAGGCAGGCTTCGGCCTGCTCTACGTCGGTGACTTTGACGTCCAGCCGGTAGAGGTCGACATCAACCGGGACGGTTCTTTCGTCGTCGAGGGAGTCCGCTACGGCGCGCTCAAGCGCGGACCTGGCGGGCGCTTTGCTAAGGCCAAGTAACAGCAGTTTGGCAGTTGTTAGGAGAGGATCTTTGTTCGAGAACGTGACCACTGAGCAGGTCATGGACCTGGCCACGAAGGTGGGCCGGTCGGTGGCCCGCGACTACCCCGGCGTTGACGCCGAGGACATCGCGTCCGAGGCGCTTACCCGGCTGATGACGGACGGGATCAAGGAGTCCGATCCCACACCGGACTACGTCTTCGCCGTCCTGAACCGCCATGGCCGGGCCTACGCCGCCAAGGAGCGGTACGACTTCATCATCGGGACCGCCCAGTACGTTTACACGCCCCGAGAGATCCGGGCCCTGATGGAGACCTGCTACTTCGACCCGAACGCCTGGACCGCGCCGACAGGTAAGGAGGACTACCTGTCGGCCGAGATCGGCGGCAACTCCATCGTGTGCTCGCTGATCGACATCAAGACCGCGATGGGCAACATCAAGCCCGCGTATAAGCGCGTCATCGAGCGCCGGTTCTACGAGGGCGACGACTCCATGCACCGCAAGGACGTCACCCGAGCCATCGACGCCCTCACCCGCTCGGTGAACCGGATCGTGTCCAGGCACGGCTACGCAGCCGAGGGCCTGGGCTCGCGCGAGGTGATGAGCAACGACCGCGCCGTGAACGTCACCCGGTCGACGCTCTACGACGACACCCGCGACTACCAGGAAGACGCCCTGGACGTGCTCCAGCGGGAGCGCAGCTACGAGCGCAGCCACCCGCCCGGCACTTTCTACAACTGGACAAAGTATGCAGATGAATAGGAAGGGTCCTAAGCCGATACCAGCTATCGAAAGGTTCTGGCCGAAGGTAAAGAAGACCGATGGCTGTTGGATCTGGACTGCTGGCACAGATGAGGGTTACGGGGCTATCAGCACTACCCACGAACCCGACTGTGGCAAGAAGGAACGTGCCCACGTGTTCGCCTATAAGCGACTAGTGGGAGACATCCCCGAGGGGATGTACGTCTGTCACAAGTGCGACAACAGGCTTTGTGTTCGACCGAGCCACCTATTCCTCGGCACACATCTGGACAACCAGCGAGACAAGCTTTCCAAGGGGCGACAGCCAAAGGGCTCGCAGCATGGAATGGCAAAGCTCACAGATGAGCAGGTAACCGAGATTCGGAAGTTGTACGCGACGGGAGAGTACCTACAGCGCGAGCTGGCAGAGAAATTCGGCATCTACCAGCAGACGGTGAGTTCCATCGTTCGTGGAACCACCTGGGACAAGTACAACAACTGAAAGGGATTCATGGAAGAGTTCGGAAGCCTTGCCAAGGCCGTCTATGAGCAGAAGTACTCACTCGACGGTGAGACGTGGGCCGACACGGCAAAGAGGGTTGTCGACCACGTGATGCGCCCGTACCTTCCGCAGATCGCGGATGAGGTCGAACGAGCCATCCGGGAACGCAAGTTCCTGCCGGGTGGTCGGTATCTGTTCGCCTCAGGCAAGAAACTCCATCAGACGCAGAACTGCCTTCTCCTGTCCGTTGAGGACAGCCGTGAAGGTTGGTCCGACCTGATGCGACGGATCACGGCCGGACTGATGTCCGGCGCCGGTATCGGAGTCGTCTACTCGAAGCTTCGCCCGAAGGGCGCCTACATCAACGGGACTGGGGGTGAATCAACCGGCCCGTTGGCCTTGATGCAGATGGTCAACGAAGCCGGCCGACACATCCGTCAGGGCGGCGCCCGCCGCTCAGCCATTTGGGCTGGTCTGCACTGGAACCACCCGGACGTCTTCGAGTTCATCCGACTGAAGGACTGGTCGGACGAGATGAAGGCCGCCAAGGAGGCCGACTTCGACGCCCCGGCCACCATGGACGGGACGAACATCTCGGTCATTCTCGACGATGCGTTCTTCCGTGCCTACGACGACCCAGAGCACGACGACCACCGGCTCGCACAGGACGTCTACTGGGAGACCGTCGAGCACATGCTCACCACGGGCGAGCCCGGCTTCTCGGTGGACGTGGGTGAGAACGCAGGCGAACACCTGAGGAATGCCTGCACTGAGGTCACCTCGGCGGATGACAACGACATCTGCAACCTCGGCAGTCTCAACCTGGCTCGGATCGAGTCCAAGGAAGAGATGGCCTGGCTGGTGAACATCTGTACGGCGTTCCTGCTTTGCGGGTCGCTCTACAGCATGGTCCCGTACGAGGAGGTCAACGCCACCAGGACCAAGAACCGTCGTCTCGGCCTCGGCCTGATGGGGGTCGGTGAATGGCTGGCCGTCCGAGGCAAGCCGTACGCCCCTGACGGCGAGCTGGGCGAGTGGTTGATGGAGTACGAGCAGTCCGGCAAGTACGCCGACCACTACGCCGATCTACTCGGCATCTCCAGGCCGGTCAAAACCCGAGCCGTGGCCCCGGCCGGGACGATCTCGATCGTT